GAAGATGTTGTGGGGTTTATTCAAGAACTTATAGACAGAAAAATGACACCAAAAGGACAAGATATTTATAATGTAGTTAATTCAGAACCCTTGGGAACCAAAGAGGTTGCTAAGGTGATGTCGAAATATGGTGTGGGTAATGATGATTGGGAATTTGTTGGATTGTCTACAGATAAAATAGATATAATAGCGCCTAGGAGCAATTGTATCTTAGATAACACAAAAGCTAATAAAATTTATCAATTTAGAACTGAACTAGAAGCTTTGGAGGGAGTTTTGCGATGAAAAAAGGTATAATTCTTTCGGGTGGGCGAGCCACGAGGCTATATCCGTTGACTGCATTTGGAATCAGTAAACAAGTTTTACCGCTGTATGATAAACCTATAATACATTACCCAATAAACACATTAGTTAAATCGGGAATAACTGACATATTGATAATTGTTTCTCCAGAGGGTGCAGAATTAATTAAATCATATGTTGGATGTGGCGAAAAATGGAAAGTTAACATCTCTTACAAAATCCAAGAGGAACCAAGAGGGCTTGCAGATGCTTTTATTTTGGGTGAAGATTTTATTGGGGATGATGACGTGACGTTAATTTTGGGTGATAATATATTCATACAGAATGAATTTATACTAACAGCAAATACAATTTATACATATACTGTGAAAGACCCAGAGCGATATGGTGTTGTGGAATATCAAGATGATGGGATTACTTTTAAAAGAGTTGTTGAAAAACCTCAAGAATATGTATCAAATCAAGCTGTGGTTGGATTATATACATTCACGTCAAATTGTGTTGAGGTAGCGAAAAACATACAACCATCAAAAAGAGGTGAAATTGAAATCGTTGACGTTATCAATAAAATTACTGAGAAAGAACTATTGACAATTCAAAATGTTGACTCTAGAATGTGGTTCGATGTCGGTACGTTTGACAGTTTGTTAGCATGTGCCAATCTAATAGCAACGTATAAGACACGAACTAATATTGAAATATGAAATATAAAGAACTTTGGACCGAGAAATATAGACCTAAGAAATTAGAAGATTTAATTTTAGATGATGATACTAGGGAGTTTGTCGAGAATATGGATGGATGTATTCCACATCTAATGTTGGTTGGTGATTCTGGAATAGGAAAAACTACACTAGCTAGAATCATAGTGGAGGATATCTTAAAGTGTGATTATCTGTACATCAATGCATCGGATGAGAATGGTATTGATGTAATTCGAGATAAAGTGACTACATTTTCAAAAACTAAAAGTTTTGATGGTGGGGTGAAAGTGATTATTTTGGATGAATTTGATGGTTCGTCTATAGATGGACAAAAATGTTTACGTAGTATCATGGAAGATGAGAAATTGGTCAAAAACGTCCGATTCATCGTTACTGGTAATTTTAAACATAAGATCATCGAAGCTATTGACTCTCGAACACAGTCTATAAACATAAAGCCATCAGCACCAGCATGTGCGAGGAGATGTTTGTCGATACTAAAGGAGGAAAATATCGAATATGTTACATCGGATATGAAGAAGATTGCACATCTGATTAACAAATATTCACCAGATTTTCGAAAAACTCTAAATGAATTACAAAAATGTTCGAGTAGTGGAAAGTTGCAGATATCTGATTCAGTGCTTAGTGATAAATCTTTGGCTACAGACGTAATTAAGTATGTTATGCATGGAGAGAGTTTAGAACTTAGAAAACATGTTATAAATTCTATCGATACAATTGGTGGCGATTATCTAAAACTTCTCAATGATATTTTTGATGTGATATATGAAAACCAATTATTGGAAGATGATGTCAAGAAAGTATGTATGATGCATGTTGCAAAACATATGGATAGTCATGAGAGAGTTATGAACAAAGAAGTAAATTGTTTTTCGTGTATTTTGCATATGGAAAAATCCATTTTAGAATAGTGAAAAAAAAAGCTGGATGATTAAATCATCCAGCTTTTTTTGTATATATAAAAATTAAAGTCGAATTTTTGATGGATTGATGACGTATTCATCTTCATCACGGTTTCCGAATTTACCAAGACGTTTGGATGAGGTTCTAGCGTTGATGTCTGAACCAACTTGACCTCGTGAGAGAGTATCTACGATATCCCCTAAAGGAATATCCATGACATCGCGGTCAGAATCAACACCACCGCCTTGTTTTTGGGCTAGGTCAAGAACATATGCTAGATATTCTACATATTCTATAGCATCATCTTTAGCATTTTGTAATTCTTTAGCATAATTAGAATTTTTGTAAATATCTTTTACATCATCTGCCATATTACCGACTCGCTCCTTAGTAGTATCGATAACTTCACTAGCTTTGCGAGAGATTGCACCGCCAGCACCACCAACTGCTTTACCAACTGCTTTACCAACTGCTTTGCCAACTGCTCCAACTCCAGCGGGGAAGAATTCATTTAGAACCTTTTCTGCGAATTGGCTAGTCCACTTAGCTTCCGAAAGATTCATACGGTCTATCTTTTGCGTTAAGGCTGTTAATGTCATATCTGGAGCAGACTCTTTTAGTAGGACTACATCGTACTGTTCCGAAATAAGTTTGTATGAATTCTCAATCATGTTATTATTTATTTAAAATGTTTTAATAAATGGTAAAATATTAGTCATTTGTCAAAAAATCGTGTACTACAGTATCTAAAGATTCCTTTAACTTTAGATTTGTTGGCTTATTCTTGCCAGTTCCTTGGTCAGTGACTCTCGTGGTATGTTTATCATCAGTAACGTACTTCTCATGTGTCCATGAATCACCATCTTCTCCAATACCTTTAGTTTCTACATCAGCATATGGATTTACTTCTGGAGAAATGTCTAGCATTGATCCTGCGACAGCAATTTTGCCCATCCAACGACCACCACCTTCATCAACTGATACAGTTACTACGACATCGTCTGCAGCAATATAACGCTCTAGGTTAGTATTGGAGCCGTATTTGTTGCCTAGTCCACTAACACGAAGTGGTGTTCCAGAATCCACTAAAGAATCTAAATTTTCCTTCATGGCACTATTCATTGCTTTGTAACAATCACAGTTTTTATAATCTGGTCGAAATACGACAAAATCACCCACGAGAAACCCACCCAATTCATATCTCTTGGAGTAGCTCTCGAATAATTTCTCAAATTTAGAAGTCATATGTGTATTTAACATATTTTTCTATTAAATAGTGACATGATCTTCAATAAATTAATCGAGGAGTCCAAAAAAGCATATTTCGTAACAGAAAATGACAATTCCACATCCGATGATTCCACCAAAAATGAAACAGTTTATGGTAAAAAGACTTTTAGTCCCAAAAAATCTTCAAGAGAAACATATTTCGACAATAGTAAGTCAGATAGTTCGGGAATCGAACTAGCAAGTATTAAATGGAAGCTTGGGGAATTAGCTCTACAGGTTTTAGGATCGGACAAAGATTTGACTACCGCAATGTATGATCTATCAGAGAAATATAAGTTAGATACGGTTAACGAAAAAGAAGATGCTGGATTGAACAAGAGAAGTAATGATCATCAAGATTATAAAGATGCTGAGGAAGTAGTTGGCGCAAAATGGGAAGCGAATCAAGAAAAACTCATTAAAATGTTTTCGGAATTCAAAAAGGTTGTTAGCCAGTCTATCAAAAAAGTTGGAAAGGAATTTGAAAACATTGACTTGGATGAAGATCCAAACATTACCCCAATGTTTGGAAATTTGAGTAGTGATGCAGAGAAGGTTATGAAAAACCCAGAACATCTACAAACTCTGGGTGATGTAGAAAGACAAATGGTAAGTCAAGAAATAGATAAATACAAAGAAATTGAATCACAAATTTCTAGTAAAGGTGATATGCAACTACTTGCTCAAATGGGATCTGATGGACAGAGTATCGCAAATGTCGTGAAGTCTATGCAATTACCATTGGATGACACTCAGAACCCACTACATAAGATATTTAGCCATTCAGACGAAGAGGTTTATGACCTATTACGCAAAAATATTGATAATGCTTGGAATTATGATACTGGGAAAGATCAAGATAAGTCTGGTCGCGTAATGAGATCATTCAATGAAAATAATTTTATCACCAAACTATTCAATAGAGTAATATCTGGTTCTGAAAAAACTTCTAGAATGATTGATAAACTAAAATCGGATGCCAAGAAAAGTAATTTTGCTAATAGTGTTTTGGGTAATAGGAAACAAAGTAAAAACTCTATGATGGCTAAGGCATCAAATGTTGAAGGAGGCACTAACACCACAGCATATAATAAATTAGTATCAGATTTAGATTCTTTGACAAATGAAGAAGCTTTACCGAAGGACATAATTGCACTGTTTAGACCATATGTTGTGCAATATGGAAGACCACGTTTACAGAAAGTTATAAGTGGTATAAGTAAGTACATAAAAATGAAAATAGCTAGACAACAAATAAAGGGTGGTACTGTATTACTGGATGATGAAGATGTTGCAAGCATAAAGAAAATTGCTCTTTTGGATGATCCTAACACCCCATTCTTATCAAATAGTGTTACACTTGTCGAAGATGAAGAGACTTTTGATACTGTAGCTGAATCAATTATGAGTTCTATAGGCTCCATAGACATGGACGATTTGGAGTTAGATATTCGAGAAGTGTTTGAATCGATCAAAAAACATAAAAAATATACCAAGAAATAAATTGTTCGCTTAAATAGTACTGATGGCTATTAAATTAAAATCTATCAGTAGAGATAAAAAGACACAAAAAGGTTTGGAGTCTGATTTTCTATACAAAGATATACAGTTGGATATCGAAAATCAGACTCGTTTTTCCGAACAGTTGAATCAATCGTCGAGATTGAAAGATATCCAAGCTGTGTATGACACGCAGGCAATTCTTAATAGTATTGTGACTGCATTCACTACATCAAAGGGTGAGAAAATACTAGAACCCGAATATGGAGTAGATTTAAGACAATATCTATTTGAACCACTAAATAGTGCAGTATTGTTTGATATCGAGACAGACATTCGAGATGAGTTGCCTCGGTTTGAACCCAGAATCGAAGTTGTGAATGTTAAGGTTGATGCAAATGAAGATGAGCAACAAATAAACATACAAATGCAAATAAACATCCCAACTTTGGACGTATATGGGTTGCCAATCAAATCTAAAATAGATTCTACAGGCTATTCCATAATTTAAAATACATAATAAAATATCAACATGGATACAAAATCATTAGAATATAATTTACCTCAGAATGCATATACAAACTTCGATGCCATCTCTCTTAGAGATTTCATGATCGAGCAGTTGAGCAAAAATACTGAATTCACAGACCAAGTATATTCTGGCAGTAATTTAAACGCTATTATCGAAATTTTAGCATACTATAATCACACCTTACTATTTTATTTGAACCAGACTGCTACCGAAGGGTTATACTCACAAGCGAATTTATATGAAAATATGAATAATATCGTTAAATTGATTGATTATAAGCCGACAGGAAAACAGACATCAATTATTCCGTTAGAAGCAATTGCCAAAGCTGAATTATCAACTGGGTCTTATAAATTGCGCAAATATTCATACTTTTTAGTAGACAACATCCAATATACCTTATTAGACGACATTTCATTTGAAAAGACTACAACAGCTGACGAGTTTATTGAGACGATAGCGGATAATGCCATCGCATATCAAGGAAAAATTGGAGAATACCCGACATATACTGCAGAAGGGGAAACTTTTGAGAAAATAACAGTTGCGGTAGATAACATAGTAGATGGTAAAGATACTAGATTTATATCCCATGGAACCTTGAGTATATATGTTAAGGAAGTTGAGACTGGGTCTTGGGTTGAATATTCAGAAGTTGAATCATTATTCTTATCACCAATCAAAGGTAGGAACTATGAATCACGACTTAACGAAAATGGTCATTATGTCATAAAGTTTGGTAATGATAACTTTGGTAGACAATTGGCAGAATTTGATGAGGTTGCTATCTATTACATTCTATCTGACAACCAAAAAGGTATGATTACCAGTGGTGCATTGGAAGGCAAAAAAATATTCCAATACAATACATCTCGGTTTATCCAAATTTATGACGACATCAACATAGATCCTAATAACATAATAGATAATAACACTGCATCATTAATAACATTTACCAACTCATCAAATTCAACAACGCCTTCAGACGAAGAAGGTGTTGAAGATATTCGTGCGAATTCTTCTTTATTTTTGAGCAACCAAATTCGTTTAGTCACTGCAGAAGATTATGAATCATACTATAGAAAAACATTACCTTCCGTATTAAACGATATAAAGGTTGTTGACAATGAAATATTCCAGTCAGCTTATATTAATTATTTTTATGATATATGTGTAGATCCTAATAAAGTCAACAGAGTTCTACTGAACCAAGTCAATTATGCAAATTCTTGTGATTTTAATAATGTGAATGTATTCTGTGTCCCACCATTTACTATAACTGTGGATGGACAATATCCCGAATTTTTGAGTAATAACTTCAAATCTGTTATTAAAAATTCCGCAGTAGATAATAAGATGTTGAGCCACGAGATAGTTCCGAGAGATCCAGTATACATTGCATTCGATGTTGGATTCTCATCATCTAGTGTTAATTCAGACATTCGGGAAGATACTATCATCAGAGTAACTAGGGAGAGAAATAATAAAGTCTCTAAAGAGAATTTGAAAAGAAGTATATATAATATCATTATAGATTTCTTTTCAGCGACAAATAATGGATTAGGTCAGACTATCCAATTAACGGATATGGTGTCATCTATATTGTTGTTGGATGGTGTGCGAACATTGACGACAACAAATACCTCCGAAGAAACATCTTTCGAAGGAATTAGTTTCATATCATGGAATCCATTATTTGATGGATCTGATAATAATCTTATTAACCAATCGACGACATTAGAATTTTTCAAATTCCCGTACCTATATGCACCAAATGCTCTAATTAATAAAATTGAAATTGTTGATGAATAATGAATAATACTACAACATTAATGAATGCCACTAATACTAACATTCAGACAAACGATATCACTTTTAAAGTTTTTAACTATCTAGGACAAGAGACTACAGAAACACTAAGTTTAGATGTTACATATTTGGAGATAAAACCAGATTTGGGCGAAGAATATGTAGGAAATGTTGAATGGATATTTGGAGATGGCACAACTTCTAGAGAATTCTCTCCCAAGAAATATTATGACAGGGCTGGAATATATAGAATTCAGTTGGTTATATATGATTGTCAGAATTTAGCAATTTATTCCACATTTAGTGTTGAAGTGACAATCACAGATTTCTTAGAATTTGATATATCCATAGAAGACACGACTCCAATATCATCAATCTCATCTGGAATAATTTCAGATGCATTTACAATAAAAGTAAGTATACCACACTATCAAACATCAGACATTGATGTAAAATATCATATAGATAATAGTGATCGTAGTAAAGCTTGGCGTGATATATCTGAATATAGATATGCGCACCTTGATCTATTTTATACATTATATAAGAAAATACAAAATTATAACTTACAAGAATTTCAATTTGAGAAGATAGATAAGGTTCAGTTGGACTATGTCCCTGTTTATATAAAAATAGATTCTTCGAATAATATCGTGGAGACTACTGAGAATGATGTAGATGGTGTATATGCAGGAGCTGTAGCAACACAAGATCTATACCTATCACATGACACACCCCAAGATGATTTAATATTGTCACTATATTTCGACAATGACAATTACTCTTTTCCCGAAAGTTATAAAATACCATCGAACACCCATAACACAACATTTTTGAAAATATCTGTTGATTGTAAATCGTCTACAGAATCCCTGTCTTATGATACTTTGAAAAGAGTCGCTACATCTACAGGTTTAGTTGGCGAAGGTCTTAAAGTAGACACATTTGACATCACAGACTATAAATTTATCAAC